TCTCCATCAAAGAATGCATAAAGTTGAGTTATTGGTTTCATTCTCTTGGAAACGAATTCAACGTTTCTAGATCTCATGTAAGGAATGATATCTCTATTAACAACCTTTTCTCCTTGAGACTGTCTATCAAATACTTCACTAACAATCGTTCTAACGCCCTGTCTGGACTCTACACCCCTTTGAACTGTTTCTCTTATTTCTTCTCTAGTAGTTGTAGTTCTACGCTGCTGAATCCATCTAGCGGGGTTTGTAGAAGGATCTCCATTTGGCCATCCACCTCTACTAAATCTTGCTCCCCATTGACCACCACTTTGAGTCACTCTAGTTCTATCTACAGTGTCTATACCAGTCCAATTAGTCTGCCATGCATTCCATAGAACAGGTGCAAATCCCGTTTGAGGATCTGTTCCAAAGTTTCTACTTGCAGCAGCCATTGTTTCTGCATAGTTACCTTCAGTCTGTATAACCTTTGCTTCTAATTTAACAGTATCAACCCAGTTATCACTTGCAGGAGTTAGTTCTACAGTTCCCTGCCAGAAACTAATGAGGAAAGGAGTTACGCTTTCAGTTCTTGTAGCAAAAGTTTGTTTTAACCATTCAACATCTGCATAATCAAGAGTTATAGTATCATTATTCTTTCTTACATTGATACCCTCTACTGTGCTAAATGCCAAATCTGTAGTAGGATCAACATCAGTAACAGGACCGAAAACCAAATCTATTGAATTGGTATAATGTTTTGGTCTAAGTTCTTTAAAGGATCTATCAATACTATTCTTGATACCTAATCTATCTTCTTGTGGTAAGAATGAATCAAAATTATCAACAAAGAATCCTGACTTAAATCTGTTCAATCCATCTGAATCAGAAACGAACAAGTTAGCAGTATTAGTTTCTAATAGAGTTAATGCAGTATAATACTCTAGATTTTTAATCCTATTCTCAAGATTCTTAATGTCAACCATTTGGAATCTCTTATATTCATGAGCACGAATATCTGCTTGCTCTGGATTAAAGAGGAAAGGTGGTAGATTTATAGTTGCTACTTCAAGAGCACCATCTACAATACCTGGTTTGTCTGGTTTTTCTGCAGGAGAACCATACTTAACTTGGAATTCTCCTTTCTGGGTTAAATAGATTCTATCAATTCTTCCAAGGAAATGTGAGAATGAAGCAATGATAGCTTCATCAGATGCTAGAATATTAGTAGCGGTTTGACCCTCATTATTAAATGTTCTACCATAAAATTCTAATGGAGATCTACTACTTTCAGAAACTATATAATCAGCAACTCTAGGTCTGATATCAATAATATCTGCATTAGAGATACCATCAATTCCCATGATGTCTCCACCATAATCAAATGTCTCATAAGAATTAACTGTGGTAATATCTCCATCATCAGTAGATTCATAGAATCCATTTTCAAAATAAATTCTAATTTTCTTATTAGGTGCTTCTGCTTCTGGTCTTCTTGATATAGTACCATAATCATATATTGTTTTTTCTTGACCAGTGGCAAAGGTATACTCTCCACCTATCTCAAAACTAGTTGCATCTAATGTTGTAACAACTCCTTGAATTTCAGACTCTTGGAATATTACAGTTTCACCTTCAGAAAATACGAAATCATTTTTGTATATAAATGAGATCTGATTATCTGTTAGTCTCTCTGCGTAGATTGCAACTGCTCCACTAGTCTGTCCAACAAGATGTTCACCTACAGTCAATTCGGTTGTTGTAGTAGATTGACTATTAATATCAGAAAGAACCATTTTTGGTGCTGATGGAACTTCTAAACTAGAAGATTCATATATTCCATGAATCTTCATAACATCAGGGGAACCTAATGATAAAATCCTATCTTGAACTCTAGTTCCAAATGGGAATGCACCAAATGTCAATCCATCATTTGTTGTAGTCGATCCAATACCAGATGCTGGATTTGTAGATTTATCGACAATAAGACTGTTAACTCTATTCTTAATCTTCTTCTTTGCTTTTGGTTTTAACTTTGTAAGTGTAGTTGTTAATTGAGCACCAGCATCATTTGTTCCTAGATTAAAAATTTGAAGTGCCTTACCATCAAGGCTAATCTCTACCTGATCAGCAGTTAAAGGTTCAGTGCTACCATCAACACGAACTAAAGAATATCTTTCCTCGTCAAATGGTAAAAAGAATTCACTAGATCCCGCAGAAACTGATTGTGATAATTTATTATTTACAATATTAACAGTAAATACTTTTCTTATAGAAAGAGATGCATTAGTTAAATCTACATTAGAAATATAATCTTTAGGTAATCTTGTGAATAATGTATTATCAGATGATGATGCTAGATTTGTGGTCAAAACTTGTAAGTCTGTTACCTCTCTTGCCACCGTTGGTAAACTACCATTTGCTATTCCATCTACATCTGCAACATTAGTAATTGTTATTGAAGTCTCACCAACTACAGTAATTCTACCATATGTTGGATCATTAGATTTAGCAGGATTACTAAATTGAACTAAATTATCTACCTTTACCAATCCACTACCAGGAAATATATCACTACTTACACTAGTTACTGTACTTACTCCACCTGAAGCAGCAGTAACTGTTGCAATACCTACAAAGAGTGATGGAGATTGAATAACATCAGCATTAAATGTTCCTGCAGCACCAACTGTTCCGTCGTTTGTAGCAAATACTGATTTTACATCAGAAATACCATATGCTGTGATTGCTATTGCAACTCTTCCGTTTTGAGTACCATTGAATATTAACGCTTCATTTTCTATAAAATCACCTTCTCTTTCATAAAGATTTAAACCAGCACTATTAGTAACAGAATCTTTTAGGAATGCAGTTGCACCACTATTAGCACCTTCTATGAATGTAGGTGTAGGTAAACTAGCAATAGGTTGATTCAAAGTTACTTTAGTAACTGTTTGAACATCATATAAAGATAGATCCCATTGATTTAATGCGGAGTTAGTTTTATATGATCCAGTTTCTAAACTATAATCATAAACTCTTGCAAGACCAATTTCAGTACCAGGAACTACTGTTTGATCAGCACCTCCTCTTTGATCTCTCAAACTTAATATGTAAGTATTACCGATACCTATTGCAGGAGAACCATAAGTTCTATTTAATTTTAATGTTGCACCTGTGTTGTATATTATATTTTGATTTTCTAAAGTTTTTGTTGTTCTTGGTTTTGGGCAATCTAAAAAGACTGGAGATGTAGTTTCTATCTCATATCCTCTTACATATGCTTTACCTGGAGAAAGTTTATAAACAGCAAGATCCTCGGAAGGTATTGTTCCACTGTAAGTAAACTGTCCTTCTTTAAAAATACCTCTATTACCAACATTATCATTTAATGAATCTCTAGTACTAACATTAAATGGTCTTACATAATAGTTTCCAGACTCATCATAGGTTCTACGTGCAAGTTCATCAGCAAGACCTTTATATGCACTAGTTTGAACTTTAGACTTGAGAACACCTCCAACAACTTCTGCCTCTTCAACAAAAGAATTATCATCAAAATCATCTAACGGTTTTTTAAATAAACTTAAAGTAATTTTTAATCTATCAGCACCAGGTGCAGCAAAATTATTAAATCCCTGTGAATTATCATTCAGGGTTTCATCCATATCAGCGTTTATAATCTCTTCATTTACTGCCAATCCAACTCTAAAGTTTCCTTTATTATTGTACTGTTCTAATATAAGAGTTTCTTGTTCTACTTTAACAAATTGTCCTCTAACAAAATAGACACCCTCTTGTATCTGGAAAGAAGATCCTGTTGCAGCTGCATTTTGTGCTATTGTTGTTGCAAATGGACTTCCTGCTGTAATAGTAGTATTTCCTAGTAAACCTGAACTAATAACAGTATTGCATGTTAAGTCTTCACCATCAGCAAATGTTTGAGTTGAATTATTTGAAGTACTTGAACCAATATAAGCAATGTATAATGTTAGATTTCCTCTTTCAGAATCTTCTGCTAATAAAACCTTATCTACAACTGCAGTTACCCCTGATGATCTTCCTGTTATTTGTGTTCCAACTAATTGATCTACATATGCCGCTACAGGAACTCCCTGAAAAGTATTTTGAAGTTGAATATTATAGTATAGTTTATTATATCCAGTATTACCAGGTATTACCTTCGCACCCTCTTTGAAAAAATGCTGCCCAAACTTTTCAATCTGATTTTGTAAAATAGATTGGAGATTATTAAGTTCTCTCGCCTGAACAGGAGTTCCAGGTTTAAACAACACCTTATGATAACCACTACTATCAGAATAGTCGTCAAAATATGGCGATACGTTTAAATTCGTTTGCTGTGGCATGATTTTTTAGAACTGCAAAATAACTTTGATATCTTCTTTTTGGTTTAATGATCTAGTAATCGAAGGTCGATTATCAATATAAATTATATTTCCCGAATACTTTTTAGATTCAGGATTGGCAATGCCATTATTAAATGACTGACCAAGGTAATACGTCTTACTATTTATTACGGTTGAGACACCTGTAAAAGATGTATCTATCGCTAAATTAGATCCTGTAGAAGGAATAATAGTGAGGCTACCATTGCCACTTGGAGTGCTAGTGAATTGATTTAAATTATATCCAAAAGGAGGATTAGTTTGTGCAGTACCTACAGTATTAAATCCTGCCATCGTTCTATCTTGGAAGAACTTCAAGACTCCTGTGACTTGATCATAACTAATAACTTTACCTAAAGCAGTAGAACCAGTTCCAATAGTTTGTTTAAATAATGAATCTGGAGTAAATGTAGCAGAACTATATCCAGCACCAGTCAGACGAAGAGCAGGAACTGCACTTGCTTTATCCAATGATAATAAATTGTTAGATCCAAATCCTTTAGGATCTTGAACAACACCGATTCTTGCTACCTGATTTCCTGTAATAAAATCTGGATTTTCTGCATCATTTTCTATTCTAGAATAAAGTAAAACATTAAATGCACCCAATTCATCATATATATCTGAACCATGTCCACCTTGAGGTGAAATGATTACATCAAAAGTAGGAACTGTTGTTCCTATAGGAACTCCACCAGCAACTAAATCAACATTACCATAAGAATAACCAGATCCTTGACTGGAAACAGTTATAGAATCAACTGTCTGATCATTAGACATAATGATAGTGCATTCTGCACCACCTCCATCACCTTTAATTGGAACTCTTGTATAAACAGCACCAGCAGTTCCTAAACCAACTCCTCTATTAGTAATAGTAACTATCTTAATAGATCCATCTACTGCATTATCTCTTACTGCAGCATCATCAGCAGAAGTTTCCCAGTCTGGAGGAACTGGAATAAAATCAGTTGACTCAAATTTTACAATCTCACTTGGTTTAATAGTATAAAGATATTTCCATACATATCCATCGCCACTACTTCCTGCAGTCTTTGGTTCTAGATCAGTAAATGTTGGTTCATCTAATGATGGTCTACCATTAGGATTTTCTGGATCAGTTCCGTTTTGCAAACACTCATAAACTCTATAATCACTATTCAATACATAATAACTTGCAGAATATAAATTTGTAGCACCTGAAACTTTAGCAGTATTTGATCTAGTATAATCTCCACGGTACATATCATATGTTGTTCCAGAAGACCAGAATCTTTTTTGAACAACTTGTCTTACATCTGAAGAAGTAATTTTCTTCAAAGCAATCATAGTATCCCAATAACTGTTCTCCTCATCAAAACTATCTTTGGGAGCAGGAGGAGATGTATCCCAATCAGATTGTTGTTCTGTGGGATTAGGTAATCCAATAAAAGAATAATATGCGTTGCTAGTAGAATTTACACCAGCAATGAAATTCTTTGCATTTAATATCCTAATCTTATCAGTTATGATTGCAGCCATTTTTGGAACTTTTTATTTATTTATTAAAGGTTTTATGAAGGTTTAGTCACAAGACTATTTACCCTTGGATATTTTACACCATTAGAGGATGAAACTCTGTTTCCATGATTTTCATGTGGAAACGCAGTTCCACTTTGAGGTCTTTTAAACACATAAGATACATATCGATTATTACCATCACCAAAACTTGTATAAGGACTTTGTGTTGGAGGATCCTCACTAGTAGTTGCAATTTGTTCTTTAGCACCCTCAATCAAATATTGAAGTGCATCTGCTTGCCTCATGTTGGGATATTGTTCAGCAGCACATGCTAAAAGTCCACATACTTGAGGTGTTGCCATACTAGTACCATTAGCAGACGCATTATAATAATTAGAATCTCTTGAATCTGCTACCTGATTACTATAACCAGAGGAATTGTTTTTTACAGATGACATAATATTACGACCAGGTGCATATACATCAACTCTTTCTTCAAAATTACTAAAAACTGCTTTAGTTTCTGATACTGTTGCTGCTGTTGCACCAACGTTTATCATATTAGTTGTAGTGCCTGGTGTTCCTCCTCTAATTGGATAATATGTTACTCCACTAACAGTTACACTATTATTATAGTCTTCACCACCATTAACATCAGTTGGCATATAATCGTTTCCAGCAGCAGAACAAAAGATCACACCATCATTCATACAATCTATTATATCTGCGTCAACAGATGCTACAATTTTATTAAAATTAGGAATAGTGGAACTACCTGGAACAGAAATTCTTTTCGATTGTAATGTAGTTTTCTTTTGTGAATCAGTTTGACCACTAAGGTTTGTTGAATACTCGGTTCTATATTTTACTGCATTAACTGCTGATAGATTTGGTTCATCACTAAATTCTACAAAACTCCAACTATTATTAACAATTGTTGGATTTCTTCTACCAGTTGCAGCATTTATTGGTTTATTATTATGAAAATGTCTAATATATTCAAACATAATATTATACCAAAATAAACCACTTATACCATTACCACCACCAGCATCTGATGCAAATGACATGTTGTAAATATTAGCATCTCTTGCCCAACCTTGAGTATTTCCTGCAACTGTACCTGCAACATGAGTTCCATGACTACTAGTACCACCAGTATAAACATATGTTGCTGCAGTATTACTACTATAACCTAGAGCAGCACTATATTGAAACCAATTAAATTCAACTGCTCTATTACTTCCACTTCCATCTGGATTTGCTTTAAACTCTGGATGACCAAAATTGATATGACTATCAACAATTATCACATCTACATTTTTACCAGAACTTGTTGTATTGTATGAACCTGTTTGTTGCGATGTTCCATTACTGCCCCAAGATGCAGTTGCTTGTCCATCAATACACCTTTTAATTCCCCAATTTTTATCAGCAGCACCATCAGGAGTTTTATCCCAATCACCATTTTGTGCAGACGACCATAACTCTTTAGTATTTAATGCAACATTTTCTTCACATGCTAAAACTCTAGAGTCATTTAATAATTCAGTTGCTTCAGTATCAGATAAAGTAAAAACTGTATTTCTACTTTGAGGTCTCATCAAATCACAGGTACATGCCCTACTAGGAACAGAACCACTTCCACTAGAAGCAGTCATTTCATTACAAAAGGTTGTCTTATCAGAAAAATTATTAAGAGTGACTGTATACTCTTTCATCTATGCCTCCGCTTGTATTAGAGTTAAAGTTACTGTAATTGCACGAGCAGAAGAATCCTTATTGATCACTTTTGCATAAACTGTTGTAGAAGGAGTTCCATCATTATTCCATCCAATAACTCCTGGCGACATTAAGAATGTGCTTGCACCTGCAGTAGATGTTAAAACTTCTGCTATAACACCTGAACCTGGTAATGGGTCTGTTCCCTCGTCTCTACTAACATCAGAATTTCTAGATGCATTATCAACATATAATACTACCCTTGCAGGATGATCTATTGCTATTTTAAGTAAATTATATGCCTTGAATGCAGTTATTGATAAATCTCCAG